GACGGCCACCCCGGATGTCGCTACTGATGCGCCGGCTGAACAGTCAAAGACTTTTTCGCAAGAGGAAGTCGACGCACTGATCACCAAGCGGCTCGCAAAAGAGCAGCGCAAGTGGGAAAGGAAGCTCACGCAACCTGCCCAGCAACGACCCGTTTCAGCCCCCGCACCTACTGCGGATCAGTTCGCCAACGTCGACGAGTACGCGCAAGCGCTCGCCGAACGTAAGGCGCAAGAACTGGTTCAGCAGCGTGAGCAGCGGCAGCAACAGGAAGCCCTGCTGGAGAACTATCAGGAGCGCGAAGAAGCGGCCCGGGAAAAGTACGACGACTTCGAGCAAGTCGCACTGAACCCGAAGCTGCCGATCACGACTCTGATGGCGCAGACCATCCAAGCCTCTGACGTGGGGCCGGATGTTGCGTACTACCTTGGGAGCAATCCCAAGGAAGCGGAGCGGATTTCTCGGCTGCCGGCTTATTTGCAAGCCAAGGAAATCGGTAGGATCGAAGCCAAAGTGCAGTCGAGCCCGCCGGCAAAGAAAACCTCTGCGGCCCCCACGCCGATCACGCCTGTTACCGCCAGGTCTGCGTCTACGACGTACGACACCACTGATCCGAGGTCTGTGAAAAACATGACCACCAGCCAGTGGATCGAGGCCGAGCGGCAGCGGCAGATGAGGCAGTGGGAAGCCAAGAATCGCGTTCGTTGATTGAAAGGAATTTGTCATGGCTCAAAATCTGTTGACCATCGACATGATCACCAACAAGGCGTTGGAGATCTTGGAGAACAACCTGGTCATCACCCGCAACGTGAATCGTCAGTACGACGATTCGTTCGCCGTCGAAGGCGCCAAGATCGGCGACACGCTGCGCATCCGCCTGCCGGATCGCGCTCTGGTCACCGACGGTGCTGCGCTGCAAGTGCAAGAGGTGCAGCAGCAGTTCACCACGCTGACGATCGCTTCGCAGAAGCACATCGGCGTCAACTTCACCTCTGCCGAGATGGCCCTGTCGCTGGACGACTTCGCTGATCGCGTGCTCAAGCCTCGGGTTTCGCAACTCGCGGCCAGCATCGACGCCGATGTTGCCAATTCGTACAAGGACATCTTCCAGTCTGTCGGCACCCCCGGCACGACGCCGGCTACCTCGCTGGTGCTACTGCAAGCGCAGCAGAAGCTGAACGAGGCAGCTGCTGTCATGTCGCCGCGCTACGCCACCGTCAATCCGGCGGCCAACGCGGGCTTGGTGGAAGGCATGAAGGGCCTGTTCAACCCGACCAGCACGATCTCGCGCCAGTTCAAGAACGGCATGATGGGCGAAGGCATCCTCGGCTACGAGGAGATCAACATGTCGCAGTCCATCAAGGTGCACACGACCGGCTCGGCCTTGCGCTCGGACACCCCGATTGTCAAGACCACGCTGACCAACGGTGCGACCAAGCTGACGCTGGACAACGTGACCGACGGCAACACGCTGGTCCCGGGCGACGTGTTCACCATTGCTGGTGTGTTTGCGGTCAACCCGCAGACCCGCGAGTCCACCGGCTCGCTGCAGCAGTTCGTGGTGCAGAACACGGTCACCTCGGCTTCCACCGAGTTCGTGGACGTGGACTTCCTGCCGGCCGTGTACGCGCCCACGCAAGCCTTGGCCACGGTCAGCAAGCTGCCGACCGCCAGCGATATCGTCACCTTCTTGGGTGCGGCTTCGACGGGCTATCCGCAAAACCTGATCTACCACAAGGACGCGATCACGTTTGCCACCGCTGACCTGATGCTGCCGCAAGGCGTCGACATGGCCAGCCGGAAGGTTCACAACGGGATCTCGATGCGGATCGTGCGCCAGTACGACATCAACAACGACCGGATGCCGTGCCGGATTGACGTGCTGTACGGGTACAGCGTCATCCGCCCGCAGATGGCCGTTCGCATGTGGGGGTGATGAAAATGCCGAACACCAAAGCAATTGGTGTGGCATTCGAGGATCCCGAACTCGACGGTGCAATCATCGGCAAAGCCGGTGGCACCGCCGGGTTCTACGGAACCACGCCTGTCACGCAACGCTCCAGCGCAGCCCAAGCAACGTCCGCCGTTGGCACTGCCAGCAGCGCGGACGTGACGACTGCCCTCAAGGCCGCCGTCATCGAGATCATGAACACGCTGCAGGCCATCGGTCTGTGGAAGGGTGGCGCATAAGCGCCAGAAAGGAACATCATGTCCAACGCAAACTTTGAAGCGCCCAAGATTGGCGACGGCCAGCAAATGGGCGATGGCAACGTCGAGGAAACCCTCAACGTCGGCCGCAGCGGCCAGCCCGTGCAGATGCAACCCACTGCCACCGGCAAGGTCGGCTTTTACGGCACGACGCCGATCACGCAGCGCACCGCTGCCGTTGCCACCTCGGCAGTCGGCACCGCGTCGTCTGCTGATGTCACCACGACGCTGAAAGCTGCCGTGATTGACATCATGAACACGCTGGCCGTTCTTGGCTTGGCCAAGGCTGCGTGATCAAGGTGCTTCATGCGGGATGCGGTGGGTCGCCGCTTCCCGAATGGATACAGGGTCAGGAGACTCGTCTGGACATTGACCCAGGCGTCTCTCCTGACTTTGTTGCTCCCATGACCGACATGGGGGACATTGGCCAATACCACATCGCATACTGCTCGCATGTGCTGGAACACATGCCGCCGCACGAAATCGTGCAAGCGTTGAGCGAACTGCACCGCGTGCTGATGCCGGGTGGGTTTCTCATCGCTGTGGTGCCGGATCTGGAGGGCATCAAGCCCGACAACACCGTCGTCTACGAGTCGCCAGCAGGCCCGGTCACGGGGCTGGACATGTACTACGGGATGGCCAGACTGGTGCAGAGCAATCCGTACATGGCGCACAAATACGGGTTCGTCCGCAAGACGCTGATCGACTTTGTCGAGCACGCCGGGTTTAAGGTCCGCCATGCTGGCCCGTCCATCAATCACCAACTCATGATCACCGCACAAAGGCCCGTGACGCAATGAAAATCGTCTTGTGTGTGCCTACCCTTACCCGCCCGCATTCCGCGCTTCTGGAGGCCATAGAGGCCGCCGTACCGGCACTGGATGCGGCGGGCATCACGCACCAGATGGTAATGGAGGTGGGCAATCCCTACATCAGCCAAGCGCGCAACGTCATGCTGCGCAAGGCGCTGGATGCGGGCGCGGATCAGATCATCTTCCTTGACCACGACGTATCGTTCCCGCCGGAAGCGCTGCTGAAGCTCATCCAGACGGAAGGCGACGTTGTGGCCGGAACGTACCGTTTCAAGCGGGACGAGGAAGACTACATGGGCTGCCTGTTTACCGACGCGGGTGGGCATCCCATCGTGCGCCTGGCAGACGGCGCTATCCACGCAGAGTGGGTGCCTGCCGGGTTTTTGCGCGTGACCGAAGCGGCAGTCGAGAAGTTCATGCGTGCGTACCCGCACCTCATGTACGGCAAGGCGCACAAGCCGCACGTTGACCTGTTCAACCACGGCGCGCACAAAGGCATCTGGTACGGCGAGGACTACTCTTTTAGCCGCAACTGGAACGACTGCGGTGGATCTATCTGGCTGATCCCCGACGCGGACATCACGCACCACAGCGCCGACAAAGCGTATCCCGGCAACTATCACATGTACCTGCGCCGCAGGCCCGGAGGCGACCTATGCCCGTCATCTACATGAAGCACCCGATCCACGGCACCAAGGTTGCCACGATGGATCTGGAGGCAGAAGAAGATGAACGCAACGGGTGGGAAAGGTATACTCCGGGCGAGGAATCGCCCCAGGTTGCCGTCAACGAACTGACTGCGCGCAGGCGGCGACGGGAGTCCGCCGATGTCTACCACAGCCGGTGACCAGATCAACGCCGCACTGCGGCTGATCGGCCAGCTTGCCGAGGGCGAAACGCCCTCCGCCGCCACGTCACAGGATGCACTGGCGGCTTTGAACCAGATGCTCGATTCGTGGAGCATTGAGCGCCTAGCGGTGTACGCCACGCAGGATCAGGTGTTCACTTGGCCGTCCAACACGGCCACGCGCACGCTCGGGCCGACGGGCAACTTTGTCGGAACGCGGCCGGTGCTGCTGGACGATTCGACGTACTTTCGCGACACCGAATCTGGCGTGTCGTTTGGCATCGCCATGATTAACCAGCAGCAGTACAACGGTATTGCGCTAAAGACCGTGGGGTCGACGTATCCGCAGGTCATGTTCACCAACATGACGTTCCCCGACATCACGATGACGCTGTACCCGGTGCCCAGCAAGGATCTGGAGTGGCACATCATCAGCGTGCAGGAACTGTCGCAGCCCGCGCTGTTGAACACCACGCTGTCGTTTCCGCCAGGTTACCTGCGGTGCTTCAAGTACAACCTGGCCTGCGAGATCGCGGCCGAGTTTGGCGTCGAAGCGCCGCCCACGGTGCAGCGCATCGCCATGTCGTCCAAGCGCAATCTGAAGCGCATCAACAACCCGGATGACCTGATGAGCATCCCGTACAACCTCGTCAACCGCAGGCTGCGCCGGTTCAACGTGTACGCGGGTACGCCGACGTGAAGACGCCCATCCTCGGATCGTCCTATGTGGCGCGGTCGGTCAACGCGGCCGACAGCCGCATGGTCAACCTGTTTCCCGAGGTGGTGCCCGACGGCGGCAAGGAACCTGCGTTTCTCCAGCGGTGCCCGGGGCTGCGTCTGGTGGTCACCGTAGGCGACGGGCCGATCCGTGGGATGTGGAAGTTTGGCGATTTCCTGTACGTCGCATCTGGCGGCAAACTGTACCGCGCTGACGGAAATTTCGCCGTGACGGAACTGGGGCTGATCAACGGCAGCGGGCCGGTGAGCATGTCGGACAACGGCACGCAGCTGTTCGTCGCCTGCAACCCTGACGCGTTCATCTACAACGCCAGCACGGGCGTATTCGCGCAGATCAGCGACCCCGACTTTCCGGGCGCAGTCACTGTGGGCTACCTTGACGGGTACTTCGTGTTCAACGAACCCAACAGCCAGCGGTTCTGGGTTACATCGCTGAACGACGGCACGCAGATTGACCCGCTGGACTTTGCCAGCGCTGAGGGCAACCCGGACAACATCGTGTCGCTGATGGTCGACCACCGCGAAGTATGGCTGTTCGGAAATAACACCATTGAGGTCTGGTACAACGCCGGCTTGGCTGACTTCCCGCTGGCGCGCATTGACGGCGCGTTTATGGAGACGGGTTGCCTCGCCCCGTACAGCGTTGCCAAGCTGGACAACAGCGTGTTCTGGCTGGGTTCGGACGCCCGCGGCAACGGCATTGTGTACCGGAACAACGGGTACAACGCGCAGCGCGTTAGCACGCACGCTGTGGAGTGGCAGATCCAGCAGTACGGCGTGCTCAACGATGCCATCGGCTATTCGTACCAGCAAGACGGGCATTCGTTCTATGTGCTGACATTCCCGACCGCTAACGCGACATGGGTGTTTGACGTCTCCACTGGGGCGTGGCATGAGCGTGCGGCGTGGGATGGGGTGGAGTTCCGTCGGCACCGCAGCAACTGCCAAGCCAATTTCGCCGGCGAGGTGTTGGTGGGGGACTGGGAAAACAGCAACGTCTATG